TTGAATTCAAAACTTCCGAGGAAGTTCGTAACGATGTTTATATGTGGGCCGACCCCAAAAGCCCAGAGCCCTTTCGTAGTGCTATGTACAATCTAGGGTTTACAAACTATTGACATTAAATGGTATTGGGTGTATAATACTATCTTGTTCAGTTAATAAAGGAATTTAGCTATGTCAACAATTCGCATTCTCTCGGGTTCTTATCGCAATCAACCTGTAATTGATGCAGTGTTTACTCTAGTCAAAGGGTTTCAGACAGGTAAAAAAGGTAATTATGTTACTGTAAAAAATGAGGGACAATTCGCTATTGCTATTGATGAAGTCAAAGTAAAAGTGGATACAATAGAAGATATTCAATTTATGAACGGAGAACCAGTGTCAGTTAATACAATAGAATTCAAAGCAAAGGCAGAAGTGTCCGCAGAAACTGAAGAACAGGCAATGAATCGTATTGCCGAACGATTTGGCATTCTTGATGAAATGTCTCGTGCCTGTATCAGCGGTGATATCCGTGCAATGATTGTTGCAGGCCCTCCGGGTGTTGGCAAGTCACACGGTGTTGAAACACAAATGGAAAAAGCTAGCATGTTTGATAAAATTGCTGGCAAGAAGATTCGGTTCAATGTTGTCAAAGGTGCAATGACTGCACTTGGATTGTACACACAATTGTACAAATATTCTGATACCAAAAATGTACTGATTTTTGATGACTGTGATAGCGTGTTCGCCGATGAGTTGGCATTGAACATTCTGAAAGCAGCATTGGATAGTGGCAAGACCCGCAAGATTTGCTGGAACAGTGACAGTCGTTTATTGCGTGAAGAAGGTATCCCGAATGAATTCAAATTCAACGGCAGTGCTATTTTTATCACTAACTTGAAGTTTGACAACATCAAAAGCAAGAAATTGCAGGATCACTTGGAAGCACTGCAAAGTCGTTGTCACTTTTTGGACCTCACTATCAATAGTGAGCGTGACAAAATGTTGCGTATCAAGCAAGTGCATCGTGATGCTGATGGTGGAGTGTTCAAGGACTATGATTTTGAACAATCTACTCAAGATGAAATTCTTGACTTCATGTGGGAAAATCACGGCAAGTTGCGTGAATTGAGTTTGCGTATGTGTTTGAAGATTGCCGATCTAGTTAAGATCAGCCCAACAAACTGGAAAAATCTTTCACGTACAACTTGTATGCGTACTTAATATACACAAGGGCAATGTCAATAAGTCCCTTAAATACTTAAGGAAATAACATGAGAAAAATGGCTACTATTAGAAAGATTGATTTTATTCGGGATATTCCCGGAGCAGACTCTATTGAGTGTTGCACCCTAGGTGGGTGGAATGTTGTTACTCGTAAGGGTGAATATACTGCCGGTGATCTGGCAGTGTACTGTGAAATTGACTCTTGGATTCCACATGAGGTAGCACCATTTCTATCAAAAGGAAACTTCCCACGTGTGTACAATGAAGTAAAAGGCGAACGGCTGCGTACTGTAAAGTTGCGTGGTCAATTGAGCCAGGGGCTGTTGCTGCCAATGTCTATACTCATTGTTGATTACGATATAGTGCCCGGAGAGATTTGCATTTCGTCTAATTACATACCGGATTCTGCATCTGGAGTATGTAGCAAGGATCTAGTTGGCGCAGATGTGTCTGACCCACTTGGTATTGTCAAATACGAAGCACCAATCCCCGCATCACTTGCAGGTGAAGTCAAGGGCATGTTCCCTTCAGTTATTCCAAAGACTGATCAAGAGCGTATTCAAAACTTATCAACTGAATTAGAAGAATGGAAGGCTGAAAAGCTAACTTGGGAAGTGACTGAAAAGCTAGATGGGTCATCAATGACTGTTTACATCATTGACGGCGAAGTTGGTGTTTGTTCACGTAACTTGGATCTCAAGCCGAACAAGGACAATTCACTGTGGGCAACTGCATACAAGAATGAAATTCATGTAAAGCTGATTCAATCACTTAGCAATCTTGCTATTCAAGGTGAATTGATTGGTAACGGCATTCAAGGCAACATGTACAAGATGCGTGATCAAGAGTTTTACGTATACGACATTTACGATATTGATAAAGGACGGTACTTCACTCCTACTGAGCGGGTAGCATACTGCAAGGTATGGGATATCAAGCATGTGCCTGTGTTCAAGACAGACTTTATGCTTACTACCGAGACTGTGGCTGATCTGCTACAGAAAGCAGAAGGCAAGAGTGTAATGGGTGACATTGCAGGGCCGGAACGTGAAGGTCTGGTGTACAAGTGTAACGAACAGCAAGTGTCCTTCAAGACCGTTTCTAACAAGTTTTTACTTAAGAGTGGTGGGTAGTTGTGTTAGTTTATTTTTATAAAGGATTAATTTATGTTTAATGATATTCGTTTTGTTGCTGCCGTGCGTACATTGGCAGTTGTTGCAGCCGCAGCAGTAGGGGTAGTAATTTTTAATGTAGCAATTATCTACGGTGGTAATCAGTTTATTTTTTTTGCACTTATAGCAGGTGCATTGTATCTATTCATTTCCGGAGTATATAGCACCATGCTATATAACCTAAAACACAAGAAAGAATTAGAAACACTTTCTGACGATATTGGTCGTATGGACAAATAAGGTTGATGAACCAAAAAGGGACTTAGGTCCCTTCTTGCCATTATAGTTGCAATTGCATAAGCAACTATGCTATACTAAGTACTAATATGAAACAATGTAAAATAATCGTTAAGGATGAAGTCAATTGTAAAATTGAAGGACTTGAACTAACCGAACGCAAAGCCTTGGTTAAGATGTTTGAGTATGATGTGCCTGGTGCACGATATCTTCCCGCTGTACGTCTTGGTAGATGGAATGGTAAGGTAAGTTTTTTCAGTTTAGGTGGCAGTAGCTATGTCAATCTATTACCTGAAATACTACCCTTCATTGATAGCCGAGACTATGATATTGAACTAGAGGACCTGCGTACATATAGTACAACATTTAAGTTTGCAGAAGTGTCCGAGGAAACATTCAAACATAAAAATTGGCCCGAAGGTCATACAATTGCAGGAGAACCTGTTGTATTGCGTGACTATCAAATATCAATCATTAATGAGTTTCTAAAGAACCCGCAATCATTACAAGAGATTGCTACAGGTGCAGGTAAAACATTAATCACAGCAGCATTAAGTTGGTCTATTGAAAGTTATGGTCGTAGTATCGTTATCGTTCCTAACAAAAGTCTTGTAACACAAACTGAAGCCGACTATATCAATCTTGGGTTAGATGTTGGTGTATACTTTGGTGATAGAAAAGAATACAACAAGACACATACAATCTGTACTTGGCAAAGTCTTAACAATATGCTTAAGAAAACAAAAGCAGGTGAAGCAGAAGTTGAGATTGGTGACTTCCTTGAAGGTGTAATTTGTGTCATGGTAGATGAGGTTCACATGGCCAAAGCCGATGCACTAAAAGAACTATTGACTGGTGTAATGAGCAACATCCCAATACGCTGGGGGTTAACTGGAACTATACCTAAAGAAAAATTTGCAAGTCAAGCTATCTTTATTAGTCTAGGTAATGTTATCAACAGGCTATCCGCCAGTGAATTACAAGATAGAGGTGTACTAGCACAATGTCATGTAAACATTGTTCAACTGCAAGATGGTGTTGAATTCAGTAATTACCAATCTGAATTAAAACATTTGCTTGAAGATGGCAAACGCTTAGATAAGATTAGTCAACTAGTAGATACAATTAAAAACACTGGTAACACATTGATATTAGTTGATAGAGTAGCAGCAGGCAAAGAATTACATAACAGATTAGCCGAACTATTACGTGACTATAAAACAGAGTATGATGTTGTATTCGTATCGGGAAACACTGGTATGGATGAGCGTAAAGAACAATATGATGAGGTTGCTACATCAACTAATAAAATCATTATAGCAACGTATGGCGTAGCGGCCGTAGGTATTAACATTCCACGAATCTTTAACCTTGTTCTTATTGAACCGGGTAAGAGTTTTGTCAGGGTAATACAGAGTATCGGGCGTGGTATTCGTAAAGCTGAAGATAAGGATCACGTGGAAATTTGGGATATCACAAGTAGCTGTAAGTTTGCTAAACGACATCTTACCCAACGAAAAACATTTTACAAAGAGGCTAACTACCCGTTTGATGTTGAAAAACTTACATATAAATGATAGAATAACACTATGAGAATTTTGACCTTAGATAACGAATACTATAACTTAGAGACTTTGCCCGAAGAAATAGATGATTTACGATTTGCGATACTAGATAACAGTAACCCAAGTAATGTGGATTATCATTATATTCCATTAATCTTTTTAGAAAGTTTTAACGCTCCGGCACTTGTATTAAAGATTGGTAAGCATACAATTAAGATGCCAGTAGATTGGCAGATATTGATTGGTGAAAAAGAGCATGGTGATTTAGAAACATTGCCCTTAACAAGTATCAATGATAGAGGATTTAATGCATTTGAGTTTAATCCCCTAACTAGTTTTAGTCCTACATTTCTACCCATTGAGATTGTAGATATCTATCACGATGTAACATGGTATGCTCCGCGATTACGTAATGGACAATTCTTATGTGTACCACTGAATGATGGACCTAAACCTGAATGTGTTTATTTTGTAAAAGAGATTAGTCGTAATTGTGAGATAGTAGATTACGGGCAAAGTTTTTAATTATGGCAACAAGAAAAGTAGCAGTTCCAACTGATGAAAAGTTTGACAAACAAGATTTAGACTTGTTTGAGGTCCTTGCAGCATTGGATAAGAAAGACTATGATTTCTTTGACAGGTTATCACCTGAACAACAAAAGAAGTTTGTGCCTTTCACAATGATCCAATGGCTAAGTGCTATTAAAGGTGGTGAAGGATTGAGTAGATACTATGTAATGAGTACAGCAGAGTATGCAAACAAGTATCTATTCAACGAAAATATACAGAAGCACCCAAAATTACAATGGCTAATGATGTGTGCAAGTAGCCCGGGAGTAGGTAAACAATATCATCAGTGGATACCTAACATTAGTCCTAAGGTAAGTAAATTACAAACACTAGCTAAACTAAAAGATATTAAAGAGTATTACAAGAAGATATATCCCAAAGCAAATGGTGATGATATTGATGCGGTTAGTGAAGTGTTTGTATCTGGTCAAAGGCGTAAACTTAAATTAGCAGAATTGTTTCCTAATATGAAACTGTGTGATATTGAGGCATTAAATGAAACTATTAGTGATGAGCAACTTAAGCAATATGAAAGAGACCTCGGCAATTGATAAGCCAATGAAGTATGGCTGCGAATTTTGTAAGAGAGAATTTCTCAAAGAGTCAACCACG